TCGGTTGCTTTCTTCAAGCATGTCGGCGAGCACACCGATGACCTTGCTGGCTGGCGTGCCAGCGGGGAAAGATCCGGTATAGTGTTCGGCGAGTCGCTTGGTTTTGTCAAGCTCGGCGCGCAGGCCGTCAGCAGCGGCATTAGCATGCTCAGCATCAACACGCGCCAAATCGATACGGGATTGTGCTTCATGTTCAATTTGCGTCTTCTCCTGATCACGTTGTGACCTGGCCTTATCATCAGCCTGTTTCTGATCTGCCTGTGCTTGCGCATACCCGGCATCGTATTGGTGGCTGCCGTGAACATTCCAGGCAACCACTCCGCAGGCCACCAGGGCAGCAAGCATCACCACGATAAGCAACTGTTTCCAGTACGCTTTGACGAATGCCCAGATCATAAAAGCACCTTACTGGCAGTGATGTACCGCGCGCGCCGGTCGTCGATACCATTCTGCCCGCCATTGATGATCTGCGTGACGCGCACCAGGTCTCCGGTGTACTTCATGCAGCCTTTTGTGGCGAAGAACCACGCCGCGCTGCGGGCAGCATACTCATCCTGCGCCAGCAACTCAGGTTGCTTAACCAGATCCACCTTCAGGCCGTTGCCACAGTCGCGGTAGTTGTTCAGGCCGGTGATCTGGGTAAGCCCGCGCCCACGGTAGAACCAGCCGTCAGTCGGGCCGTTGTTCCCCATGTGTTTGCTGTACACCAGATTGGCGATTGCACGCTGGCGCTCCAGCGGCAACGATGGCTCACCAGCACGGCGGCCCAGTGCGTTAGCCTGGCCCTGTGTGAGGCGTCCGGCGCGCACAAAGTTAGCCAGCCCGGTAACGCTGTAGTTGAAGTTCTCCTGCAGCCGAGTAAAGCCAGTAGACTCATGCCCCACCTGGGCGATAAACATCGCCTGGTGCAGCGGTTGCTCGATGCCAAACTCTTTCATGGCCGCAGTGATATGCAGATACCAGCGCGTGGCCAGCACGTCGCTGATGCCAGCTGCACGCTGGAATTGTTTAATGTCCATGCTGGGACCTCGTTATCTTGAAAATTTGTACCACGTTCCCTTTTGTCTTGATGAGAGCAGCCAGGAACACGGCTTTGATGATGACTTCTGACCAGTCGGCGCTGACGTAGTACCCGTAGAACGTTCGGATAGGTACGCTTGCAGCCACGACGATCAGCAGATAGGCGAGCCATCCCCCCCACCAGCGATGGCGTGACCCGTCACGGCGGAACAGCAGGACTCGGATAGCAATGCCGCCGCAGATAGCGGCGTTCAGGATGAGAAGCAGATCAGGACTGGTCATCGTCTTTTCTCCCCGGGATCATGTCGCGCGGATTTTCAGATCGGTGATACAGCCAGACGCCAAACCGTACAGCCACAATTGAGGAGACGAACGCCCCTGCTGAGAACACAACACCCTTCTCAAACATGTCAGGTGTAACTCCCGGAAGGATAGTTGCTAAGCCTGTCAGAATGGTTGCCGTGGGTTTGTAGAACAGGAGACCGCAGAGGAAGCTGATGACAGCAAGGATTAAGCGCCGCTTAATCGGATATTCTGCAGCGAAGGTAACGAAAATTACCGCACCAGCAAGACCACCGATCACAACTTCCGACGGAACTCCAACCAGCCATGCACCGAGCGCACCAAGGCTAAGTCCATGATTGACATCTGACACCGTCATAGATGCAGACATAGTGACCACCGTTTATTGTGCATAAAGAACCCCCTTAGTTGGTGAGTTCATCATACACAACAAACCACATATGGATTGCAGTGAATGTGAAATTTATTTACCAACTCAGATATGATCACTGTTAAGTTACCTGAGGGTAAGGTTGAGTTACGGTCGGAATCCTGACCATATAAGGAGAATCAAGCAATGACATGGAATCAGTGCCCACGTCATGCTAAAATTTTTCATTTTAAAATTGATGAAAGATTAAAAGTGAAAAGTTTAAACTCTCAGTATCTATCAAGGCTTGATCACATAAGATTTTTTGCAGCATTTCTGGTTGTCTACGTACATACTTACGCTGCATCTGGAGGTCTTAACTACGCAGGGGAGAGGAATTTACTGGAGAGGTTTATGCTTTCCGGGAATACCGGGGTATCGCTGTTTTTAGTACTAAGTGGTTTCATTTTTACAATAATATCAAACTGCGGAAAAAAAGAAATAAACTATAATACGTTCATCGTTAATAGAATAAAGCGTGTTTTCCCATTAATGATATTCGTAACAATATTATCAATGAGTTTGTACAGGGAGGTTGTGACTTTTAACGATTTCATGTCTGTTTTTTTATTTTCAAATATACAAACATCACCTATATTTAAAAGTTTTGGTCAAACATGGACTATCGCAGTTGAGACTCAATTTTATATGATACTGCCTTTTCTTCTAATGTTCATGAGGAACAAGGGGGTTAAATATATTTTTTTCATGTCTGTTTTTTGGGTGGTTATAAGAATTATCCTTGTCATGACATATAGAGACACATTGGGTAGCTCCCCTGGGGTTAACGCATACTACTACCTTACAATGATTGGGAGATTCGACCAATTCCTTGTAGGGATGATATTTGGCTGGATTTACTCAAACTTCAAAAGCTACATCTCTAACCTCCCTATACTATTGTTTTCTCTGCTATTATCTTTTCTCTCAATAACATGGATGACCGAAGACGGCATGTGGTCAATTTTTGGGTACAAACAATTAATATATAGCTACATCGAGGCGGTGGCATGGGGTTTAGTAATAGCGGCATACGCTTCATCTAGCATAAAAATACCTTCAATTGTTGATAGGAGTTTGTCGTGGCTAGGTGAAATAAGTTACACTCAATACATACTGCACATTTTGGTTATTGATTTCGTGCTTAAGAATGTAGGTTTTTTACATATTTCAGACAACATTTCAATGAATTCCACAATTAACTTTATAATTCTATATCCATTTATAATAGCTTTTTCAAAAGCCAGTTTTGAACTTATAGAAAAACCTTTTTTAGAACTGAGGAAGAAATATATCTATTAATGGGAAAATGGCCGACTACAAGTCGGCCATCGGTAATAGCTTAGTAAAAAGTATGCATGGGTAGCATAGAGTCTATCTCTCTAGTTGTGTAATCATTCGCTGCTCTACACAAACCAGTATCCCCCCTGTTAAGACGGAATGCACAAATGTAAACCACATTGTTTGCCGCAACTCCATCCATTCTTATTTCTACGGAAAGTACCGCCGCTTCATCATTTTCTGACCTTGCGGAGTTAAACGAGAATGTAAACTCTTGAAAATCCCCTCCCTTGATTGTAGTTGCAAAAGCCAGAAGCGTAACAGACTCGGATGCTTGCTTCCTTTTTATTAGCACAGTTACAGTAATATCATGATCCGCCTTAGCCAAGAACTGCACAGTTGCTGCAGCACCTGCGATTAACGAATACTTAGGGTTCTGCCATTCAAAGCCGTTATCTGTCCCTGATAAAAGGGAAATTGAGGCGTAAAAACTTGACTCCCTGTTCACCTGGTATTGATTACCACTTGCGTATCTTGATGCGTTAATAGTTCCGGTTGAGGATAAGAAGTAATTTCCAAATATTTTTTTACGCCCATTTGTTACCGTGCCAGTGTCATCACCGGAGGAAGCCATATTCCCGTTTAGGGATGGAACAAAGCTTCCATGCAAATCGATAACTTTGACTGCATTATTGGTTTTATTTAAAAGTGGCATGCCGCCAGATGTGATCAATCCAGCATAAACAGACTGCCCAGCAACATCGTTCAACTCGATAACGACGCTATCTTTATGTCTTTGCGTTATAGTTATTCGGTCAATTAAAAGACCATCTACCAAGACGGTCTCATTGCCCGCCTTAACTAATCGGCTATCTGGTCTTGCGTGGTTATTAAAGTAAACGTTTTTCACCTGTATCCGTGCCATTCGCATGACAGGTATAGCGTCATCTTTAACCTTGTCTCCTAAAACAACCTGAGCCGCACCGTTAAAGAACCCTTCAGTGTAAAGACCGTCGATAATACTGTAGGTAGAAGGGTATTGCAGTACTACGGCGTGCTGTCCGTGTTCACATGTGTTGTTCTGTATGATGTTAAAAACACCCGTAGCAGAAAGCATTGTTCCGCCAATATCGGAGCCGCCGAACCACACTTTATTTCCTGTGAATAGTAATCGACTGTCGCCAACGCGCCGGAGGGTTGCATCACCGCCGTCGTCAATCGCTTTACAGAAATTTCCTTTCTTGTCTGTATAGTCCTTAAAGATGTTGTTGGAGACTGTAGGCCACCAGTTCTGACTTTTAAAGTTTATAGCACTTTTATCTGGCGAGCCGTTATTGATAACCCGGAGGTTGTCTATAACGGCTGTCATACCCGTAAACTGCTCGAACGAGACAATTTCTGGCGTGCCGCCAATCACAGTTACATTTTTTAGTTGATAGTTATCCTGGGAGAAATTAGCGAATCCAGTAAGTCCCCCTCCCCCCATTTTAAACATAACACCTGCGGACGGAGGTCGTGAATCGGATACAGACTTAAAATCAACTATGACAGGAGATTCAAAGACGTAATTTCCTAGTTGCGTTCCTTCAGCAATCACAGGCCTGTAGTGAGATTCTCCTGAATATTCTATTGGCTTGCTGCTGTTTGTTTTTTCTCCCACATACACTTTATAGACTTCATTTGATTTATCCAGTTCGTCAGCAACCGTCGACCCGTTATATCCTATCCTGCTGGCGCCGGTAGGTTTGGCAAGTTCAATAAGCACATCAGCGGCAGAGCCAGACTCAGGAAGCACCATAATAGGATCGCCACTATCATTCATGGCCACTATTTTATTTTTTCGCTGCTCAACCGCTGGTAGCACAGGTATTGCTTCTGGTGTTCTCAGCGTGTGGCTCAGATTAGTAGTGGCGACACTATCTACATAATTTTTGGTAGCGGCATCCTGAGGGTCACGGGGATCGCGTAAATTGCGGATATAGTTGCCCATCGCATCATACCAGTTCGCAATACTTGACGGCTTACGTAGCGCTAAACGGAACATGCTATATGCCTGCTGGATAAGCATCGTTAGCTTATCGAAAGCATCCTCATGCACCTCTGCGAAGAATTTACCCTGGTTACGTAGGTCTGTTTCCTGTGTCGGCTCCAGCTCACGGGCAATGGATATTTGCCAACCGCTCGCCAGCGGTGTTGTGAGCACCACACTTCCGCCGTTAAAGCCAACTGCGTTTGTAACGGTGTAATCAGTGTCCAGCACCAGTACTGTGATGTTTTCGCTTAGATCGATAACTGAAACAGTCAGATCTGTCTTCTTAAAAATACGGAAAGTGTACGGGAATGATGTGGTAACACCGTTACCGGTGTAATCGTTATGGTCAACTACGGTTGATACCGTCATGGCCTGTCTCCAGTAAAGCAGCGCCCGGCGCGCGTGCATCATCTGGACAGTTTATTACCTGACAACCCTTATATGAATTGAATGAATAACAATCAGGAAAGTTATTACCTTTTGGGTAAACAACAAATCATGCTGGATAGTCCCCAGGACTTTTGCTACTGTACATCCATACAGTAATTGCATGGAGAATATGAGATGCAACGTCAGTATCATCACCCGCTGGAAAAAGGATTTGCCGAACGCATACACACGCCGGGAGGCGTCCGCTCCCTTGTTGAAGAATCTCACCTGATGACGTTGCTGCGACAACTTAATGAGGACGGATTTAACGTTGATGGCCCGATGGCAGAGCTGACAGCCCTGGTGAATTACGTCACCAGCTCGCAGATGTCAATGAAGGATCTGCAGATGCATCTCGATTACTGCGCAGAGCAACTGAAGAAACAAACCAGATAGGGTTTGTAATTACCTAAATTCCATGTAATCATTACCTTTGCGGTAAATTTACATTGCATAAATATTGTGCCATAGTAATCAGGCACTGGCAAAATCCAGTGCCGGGATTGGCGTCCCGGATAACTACAAAGGCGCATATGCCGCGCGAGCGGTTTTTTTATGCGTGCTACATAGCAAACCAGTTTCTATGGTGGGCTGTGTGGGGGCACCGAAAGGTGCGCCGGGTCCTTTGTAGCCGGTTACGCCAACCCTGCACAGTTCACCACCATCCCGATTGGCGTCGGAAGTGGTGATTATCCTGACTACAAAGGTGATCGCTATGACAGCTCAAAAAAAACCTACCCCAGACGCAGTATTCAAATTCGAGTCCGCTACCCCTGTCCGTATGTTCAACATCGACGGCAATCCGTGGTTTGCGGCTTCCGACGTTTGCAAAGCTCTTGGACTCACCAACTCACGCATGTCACTGAAGGCGTTAGATGATGACGAGAAGGGAGTAAGTTCAACTTACACCGTTAAAGGCGCACAGAATGTAAGCGTCATCAACGAGTCCGGCCTCTACACCCTGATCCTCCGCTGTCGCGATGCGGTTACGCCTGGCACTATTCCCTACCGTTTCCGCAAATGGGTCACTGGCGAAGTGCTGCCACAGATCCGCCAGACCGGGCGCTACGTTCGAGAAGAGCTGTCGCCAGCAGATAAAGCAAAGAAGGTTGTCGACAGCTTTATGCCAGCGATACTGGAAGCTATGAAGTCAGGGGAGAAGCAGGAATACAACGTACCGCTGAAGCCTGGGTACCGCGAGCACATTCACTCACCAGAAGGCGTTCTCGGCCTGGCTGAGCACTCACTGCTGATGAACCTGCTCAACCGTATGCAGGACGACGGCCACGATGTTTCCGGAGCGGCGGCTGAGTTCACAACCATGGTTAGCTATATCGTTGGCGTCAGCAAATGCCTTAACGATATCCGGACACACGCGCAGTACATCACCAAAAACACAGCTGAGTTCTGATGTAGCTGGCACAAGGATGTGCCTTTGTTTAAAGGGCAATGCGGCTATAAAATAATTGGCTATCACGTATTAGTGATGTAATATTACCCCAAGGGTAAACAAAAAAGTTTTGATTTACCCTTGTTGAAGGTAGTTTCTAAATTATGAGGTGATGTCATGCGAAACGAAAGATTGCAGGTGCGTAGAGCGCAGGCTGCCGCAAGACGTTCTGTCAGAGAAGGCGTTGAGTACGTAAAAGTAACAATGACAAAAGAACATGCTATGCGTGTGTCTCGCGCTTTCCATGATTCTCGCAATGATAAGGGGAACTATGAGTTCGTCTGCGTCGCAGAATAATCAAAATCAAGTTGTTACATACAAGGGTCGAGTACTGCATACGCAGAATTTCTCGGCCCTTTGTGCATCTGATCCTGAATTGAAAAAAATTGCTGACGCATTTAAGCAGTTTTGGAAAACAGGTTACCACCCGGATATGGGGAAAGATGCGGCTTTTGCGCGGCCAAAAGAGATCCTCAACCTGCACGTAAGGCACACTCATTCCGACCTTAAAGATTACGTTCCAGAAGATAGCGCTAAAGATCACTCTGGAAAGAAATCTTCGTGGGATGCTTGGAAAAACATTGCGTCTGTCAAGGTTAGGTATACCCCCACTAGTGATAGCTTTTTAGTCTATTCGGTCAATCACAATCGTGATGCGCTTGTCATGTTTTTTGTGAATGCTGATGCCCATAACGAGACTGAAAAAGGTGAATTCACAGAGGCTGCAATCGCAGTTAGCTACGCCTTTTTTGAACAAACAAAAACTCAACCAATGCCACTGGAAGAAGACCTTTTCGATGAGAAATGGGAAGAATAAGCCCGCATAGCGGGCTTTTTTGTGGGTCCTCGGCGGCCTTTGTGACATGTCACGACTTACAAAGATGACTGATATTTTACAACTCTGTTCATGGCATCCTTTTTCAAAGAGCTGATGTCAGTTCTTATTTTGGCTTCGTCATTACTGCTGATCATGCTATTAACCTTTTGCACTGACATGCCGTTTCTTTCCGCCATTGCACACACAGCAGCGTCGTACGAAGAACTCGCTGCGATGGATATCACCTTGTTGCACTCAAACACAGCGCCTTCAGCAATATCAGATGCCGACGATGATGGCTTGGTATAAGTCTTCACGTAGTGATCAATACAAGTATCCTTCGCCGTCTTGGCAAGAGAAAAATCCATTTTAACTTTGTCGCAATATGCCTTATCAACACCGTCATAAACATCATATGATGTCGAGCAAGCGGATATCAAAAACACCGATAAGAGCAATAATCCCTTCATTGTTGTTCCTTATTGTGGTGTGACGTCCTGCGGTCGCCACCAGTATGTTTGGTTGAATTCTTTCTTCGAACGCTGCTCCATCTTACGCAGATAGCCAGGTGAAAAATACTCCTGCATCTGGTTAAAGATCATATGGTCAAGCGCTGCCTTCAGGTACCAGATGTTCGCGCCAGGCGTCAGACCTTTTCCAAGCTTAACCAGATCACCACCAGTCTGCTCGTTCTTGCCCTCTACTGCATTGAGAGGGATGCCCTGCCCGATCTTAATGACGTCATCAACGAGACCTGCCACCGGGCCAAGCATAGACGCCAGCGCGCCGCTCCCGTACCGGGTGTGATCAGACAGAAGGAAATCACCGTACAGGCCAAGCCCACCGCCTTTCAGCAGCGCACCAAGCCAGAATTTAGCGGCATCTTTACCGGCCATATCTCTCGGGTTACGACCTGAAGCCATGTCGTTCAGTTGCTGAGACAGTGCGCCAAGGAGTGTTGTACTGGCGATAAATGTTGCGATGTAAGCCGCGCGGCCACCAGCAGAAGGCATACCCATTGCCCGCGACCAGTTCCGCATAACAACCGATATAGGGAAAGACTTGAAGAGGAACACGCTACGCATTAACTCTCCCTTTGCTGTTCCTCTCTGAATACCGGAACCGGTAATCATCTGCTCGCGCGCACCAGGCGTAATAACTGCCATATCCACTTCTTCGGTGACTGCCCCGAGCAACTTGCGCATAGCCTCGAATTTTACACGCTCTGGCGCACCAAGGTGCTGCACGGCAGAGTCGGGAATGCGCATGATACTTTCCGGGGTCAGCATCGTGTTATTGCCTTTACCCCAGTCCTCCTGGCGCGCAAGCTTCCAGACACTCCAGTCTTCTTCAGTGATCCCTTTACTTTTCAGAATGCGAAAATCGTCATTAGAAAGGCTTTTCAGATCAGGCGTTCTGTTAACCACCTCACCCAGGCTGCCCATCATCGTTACGCCATAGGCGCGTTTATGGGCGTCCGACCATGCAGTTAATCCACTGGCGCGCATAACGGCTGTTGCCGCCCACCTTGAGACGGAAGGGCCCATATTATCCATCGCCCAGCGGTTAACGCTGCCGAGCAGTGATTCCATTGCGAGACCAGCACGACGAGCCCTGGCAAGCTCGGTGCGGTTTGTTGGATCCATTGCTTCCAGTTGGTTACGGAACAGCTGATTCATCGGGAGGTTGGTAACCTTCGCCGACAGGTACATTGTGCCAAGGTCGGAGAAAGACGCCAGCAATGCAGATCCAAGGCGGCTGGCAACCATCCAGTTTCGGATGTTATCTGACCAGCGCGCAATATGCGGATTGGCAACAGGCTGAGTTTTACCGGAAATAAAGTTGTACAGATTTGCAGTATTATCAGCCTGACGCTCTATGCTTCCGGTTTTGCTCGGGTTAGCCGTTGCAGTCTCAGATTTTGTCTGGTCGAGAAGAGAGCTGAATACGTGATCAGGGTTTGGACCATAGGTTTCTACCAGCGCAATATCCTTACTGATGCCTTCCAGGTGTCCGACCATTATTTCCCAGAGAGAGCGGTCACCATAAAGCTGCTGATATTGCAGATAAGAATCAGCATCTTTGAAGTGGATTTGTCGAGAAGCGTTTCCGCGATTGGCCCGTGCCCCGGAAATACGAAGGCCGTTATCAGTAAGCTTATTCAGCCCACCGGTAGCGATGGTGTTGTATGCTTCTCCCAGGAAGGCGGTAAGTTCCGAATCACTCATCAACTGACCATCCGCGCGGGTGTAATATTTCCGGTCAAGTTTACCGATCACATCACTGACCCACTTATCTCTCGAGACCTTACCCACCTTCTCCATGGAGTGGTGCTGAGGAATGCCCCAGTTTTCAAGATACCCGATATCACCACCCGCATCATTAAACCGGCGGCGGAGTAATTCGGTTACTTCTCCCCAAGCCTTTGCTCCCTTGCTGGCTTTCGCATTGCCGGTTTTCTGCCCACGGATTTCAAATACCAGATCGCGCACGCCAGCTTCATCTTCGAACAAGCCAAAGAATCGGGGATCAACAGCCTCGAAAGCCTCCTGCAACTGGCTAAGGGCATAATCGCGTGTAGCCTTGGTCCTGGACTCAACAGAGAGGAAGTTTGACTTACCGTCAGCACTGAAAGCGATTGTGCGGTTAAGCGCACCCAGCTTTCCGTCTGCTCCCTGGTAGCTGTTGATAAATTTATCGAGTCTCTGGCGTGCAGCAATCGTCAAAGCGACACGGCGTTTTTTGAGAGCAGCCTCTCGCTGGAGTTCATCAGATGCCAGCTGTCCGGCGCGGCGTAATCTCTCTGCGTCGGTAAGCTGACGCCACGACGCTGGGTCATCTCTGGCAAGAGTACGCATGTTGCGGTAGATACGATCTTCAATGTCCTGAATCTCGCGAGCTGTCAGCGTGCGCTTAGCTGCCTGCTGTACTGTCTGAATGCATTCCTGTCTCATCAAATTACCCTCTCAAGAAACACGAGACAGCCACGTCAAAGAGGCTGGAATCCTGTATTGCCTGTTCATTTTCCCTGCTCGCCTCGTCCAGCACTTCCCTGGCACTTCTGGTTTGCGGATTACCATCATCATCAAGAACGGTAACCATCATGTCAGGTGATTCTGCCAGAGAGTCTTCGGCCATCCTGATGTCCAAGTCTCCCGCTTGCTCAGGGGATGGTTTGCTATCTGCCTGACGAAGAACCGCCGCAGGCTCAAATGGTGCAGCTTCATCAGATGTGCGAACTTCGGCCGTTTTGTAAAATGACATGGCTTGAGCGTTAAGATCGCTTTCTTCCTGCTGGCGCCGTGCAAGTTCCGCCCGAGCCTCAAAGTTAACGCCGCCATCTGAACTGGCGGCCAGGTCATCTCTCGCTGACTGCAATCTGATTCCAGCATCAGCAATGCGCTGGTCAACATTTCTCAATCTTTCCTGCCGATCAGCTCGTGAACGGGATAACTCTTTCCCGCTACCAGATGGCTGCTCATCTGCAATTGCAGCCCGCTCCTGATTGAGTATTTCAATGCCTTTCTCCATTGAGGATATGTCGGACTGCAATTTACTTAACTGTTCAGGATTAAGAGCCTTATCGGCCTGCTGCTGAAGTACTCTGGTATCAAACTCTACCTGAGTGCTTCCCTCTTCTGATCTGTACAATGATTCATCAATCGCCTGAGAGATTATATTTCTTCTCCCAGGGATGTCACTGAATGAGGCCGGTTCGGCAATGCTGGCCACATCAACAGGTCTCCCCTGGCTGACGTCGTTCATTGCTTTCTGCAATGCCTGTACGTGGGCGTCACGAGACAGAACATTAACGGGGACGCCGGGGGCAACATCAATCTCAGCATGATGTGAAGCGTTTGCTGCCAGCGCGGCATCTACCTCTGCCGGGGAAAATGTTGGAGTTGTAGCGCTCTCACCACGGGCGTTCATGAATCGCCCGACGCCACCAAATGCAACACCGAGAACGGCATCGATAGCGATAGACTGGCGATCAAATACATCATACTGATTCGCCATTTCATCATATCCGCCGTCGCGTAATGTTTTGGCAGTCAGTCCACGCTGGGCCATGCCGAAGGCGATATTTGTACCTGCCGCATAAGCAATATCTGGAGCTGCTCGCACAGCTGTGGCTGCCACATTGCGCACCGCGATTTCCCCTGATCTTGCCAGTTGCGCGCCAACACTTTCTGCTAGAGCGCCACCAGCGCGCAACCCGAGGCTCATGGGGATCAATGTTCCCGCACCCGCAGTGATACCCTGTACAAGCCCAGACTCTTGCGCAGTACGGAAATCAACCCCCTGTGCAGTTAGGCGTTCAAACTCTGAGAATCCCTGCAACGCAGTGACGACAGCAGCGCCGCCGGCAGGGCCAGCCAGCAGCGTACCAGCAACAGCCTGACCGCCCATGTCAAACAGGCCATGCAGAACCTGACCAGCAGTGCCTGTCGTAGCCGCGTCTGGCGTCAGGCGCTTCACCTGTTGCTCTGCGAGCTTACGTTGCTCTGCAATGTACTCAGCAGACGTGTCGTTGATGGAAGTATTTTCGTTAACAAATTTCGCGATCGGTGAGACGATCTTATCCATTCCAGCCCAAAGAAGCTGGTCAGGTTTGGCAACCAAACCCGAGTACAGGCCGGATACTGCAGCAGTACCTGAGTTATCGAAGAACCCGACATCATCATTAAACCCAGCAGGATTGGAGGCTGCCTCATCTAGTTGCTGATTCTGGTTAACCGCGTTGAGACCAAAATAACTCATTGTGGGATCCCCTCTGAGAATCTCTGGCGCTGCTGAGTGAGATCGATAATGACTGGCGTACCATCCTGTTTAAGCAGATACCCGGTTCCGAGTTTCACCAGATATTGGCTATCGCCATAACTTTGCAGCCCGTACTGACCTGGCGGGGCCTTGATTCCAGCGTCGATTACCTGAGTCTGCCACGCCTGGTTAACTCTGGTATCGAACTGATCGGCTGACATGCCCCACGGCAGGAGTATATTCCCCTGGCCGTTGTAATCATGGATGCCGCCTGTGGCGACGTTAATCGCATCCTTCCACGTGTCATCGTCGATTTCACCAGAAACGACACCCTTTTTAGCCATTGCGCCAGCGTAATAATCCTTGGCTATCTCATAGGCCATTGACGCCCCTTGCGCATCGCCAGCAAAGGCATCTTTAACCATGTTCGAGAATTCAAGTCGCAGTTCATTATCCTTTGGCATTGGGATGCCCTTGGCGCCATCAGAACCTTTTCTCGCCGCGGCGCCTGACAGAATCGTTTGAGCCGCAGTTTCAGGGGAGACAACGACATCAGAGTTGTACCAACTAGTCTGGGCTAAAATTCCTCCCGGCTTATCCATCAGGATCCCAGCGACTGCTGCTGATGGTGCGTTAGTGCTAATCTGCTGAAGCGCCGACATATAAATCTGACCGCCACCTGTGCTTTTCCTGATGGTGTCCAGATATGCAGACTGCTGAGATACAGGCGCATCGCGGAAGAAAGCGCCGATCTGATTGGCTTCATCCTTGGAAAAAAATGTCAGTGGCGTGCCGTATGATTTTGCCAGTTCCCCAGCTTGTGATGCCCGCAGCGCAATAGTCTTACCGAAAGAATTTTCATTGGTCATGTCTATAGGTTGAGTCTGACCAGCAGAAAGAGAGAACTGAACTGGATCAGCTTTGCGCTGAGCAAGAACGGTGCTGGCGGCAGAGACAACTGCGTCATATGTCTGAGCCCTGGCCGCGTATCCCTCACCGGTTTCACCGGTGTCTGGTTTTAGGTTCTCTACCGCTGCCTGAATGCTGCTCGTCGGCATATTGCGGAAAGAGCCGATGTATTGCCCGGCGATCTGCGTGTTCCTGAATTCAGTGTAACGGAGATTCCCTTCACGCACGCCGTAGGCCGCCAGGAAGTCGGTCTGAGTTGGAGCATTCGGGAAATCTACGCCGCGCATGTAAGCCGCGCTGGCATCGCGCACCCGGCTGTCGATACTGGTGCGATACTCCGCCTGCTGCTGCTTACGGATCTGATCAGCCTGACGGAGGAAGGTTGCCTGTGCTTCGGGAGATGCCGCGTCGAAAGCTGCGTTGCCGGTATAACGTTTGGTGCTGGTAGGAAGCTGAGACAGGCCAATAGCCGCGCTCACGCCGGTGGCGAGCTGCTGATCACTGTATGGCTGGCTACCGTTTTCATGGTGTATGATAGCGGCGCACAGCGCTTTGAGAGTGTCAGGGTTTGACGCGTCCAGCTGCTGATCTGCCGTTACGCCGAGCTGTGCACATACCGCCTTGATGTATGCGTCGGTATTGTTATTGTCAGACGGCGGGGCCCAGCGGTTAATGATGTCGCTAACGGTATCAATGCCCTGACGCTGGTACGACAGCAGGTTGCGACCCAGCGCGCGAATGCCATGCTCTGGTGTTTCGAATTTGGCAAATCGGCCGTCATCACCGGTCTGTCCAATCCACGGATTTGTTTTGCTGTACTCGAGGTTGCCCGGGTTGTTATTGCGGATGCCGCGTGAGCCATCCCCTGAACCGCCTTCCGATACCGCACGTCGAGAGCCTGTTGCTGTGTCACTGAGCTCGCCATTGCTGTGAATAAAGTCGATGGCGTTATTTGCGGACCACTGAGACAGCGAAGCGTCGGCAACCTTTTCCTTGAATTCAATCTTTTTCGCCTGAATCTGTTCAGGGCTCCAGCCATGCGCGGCACCGTAGTCGTCGATTTGCTGGAAGGTCTGCTGGTTGTACAGCACGTAATTGGCATTGTCGCCGTAAGCAGATGCCGCCAGTTTCCCGTTATTCGTCAACGTCGCCTGGAACTGGCCTTCTTCATAGGCATTCAGCTGTGTTATCTCATGGCGACCGGCCTGAGAGGTGAACTGGATACGCTGCTGCTGCGCCTGCTGCATAAACATCTGGCGTGATGCATCATCAGGCAGCGATGAAGCTAGCGACTGGATTTGCTCGTCGTATTGTTGCGTAAACTCCTGCCCCTTACCGATGGCGTTCTGTCCCTTCAGGCTATATAGCTGGGTCTTTAGGTCTTCTTCCGCCTGGTTGAGCTTTAAGCTCGCCTCCTGTGATAGAGCGATATTCGCCCGCTGTTTAGCTTCTGCGACTGCTCCAATATATTTTTCACCTACCTCAGATAAAGCACCAAAGGCATCTTGAGTTTGCTGAGTTGAAAAACCACCTGTCTGGACGCCTGTGCTTTGAACCTGCCGGCCTTGCACTGTAGGAACAATAGGCATCAGTAGCCCCCTAATTTGTATTGTGAGCTGCTATTAATATAACTCTTGTTGGATAGCATTGGCGTGGTACCGCCGCCAGATGCAACTGACGTTTTGAAAGGGTTCCAGGTTCCACCAGCCATCTGGTAAGCACCATAAGCTTTGAGTGGCGCAGTCAATAGCGTCATACCGACAGCATTACGCCCATTCGAGCGTGCAGATCTAGATTCAGCCTGAGCATTCATTCCCTGTACTTGGAAACCGTAAGCCTCACGCTGGGCATTGTTAATGGTGGTAAGAGCATCAAGCTCGCCAAACTGAGCAGTGTCACCAAAGATATCAAGCGCGTTACCGGTTGAGAGTTCAGCACCAGTAGCCCCCATCGTTGCCGCCTGTGTACCAGCAGCCTGACGGTTGCGACGGCGGACCTCATCGGCCTGCGCGTTACCTCTGTTGATTGAGTCCTGCGCCTGAGCTTCAGCAATATCTGCGTTCTTCTCAGCAACAGCAGAAGTATATTTTGCCTGCTGGTTCTGGCTGTATGCGCTGGCGGCAGCTGAGGCTACCGTGACAGCAACCAGTGCGATCTCTGGGCTACACATTATTTTCTCTCCATGTGGAAACGGTGGAACGGGAGACGCTGGATGCCATACGGCTTAGGCTCTTCAATAGTGAAACCAAGCCAGTGAAGCCATACGCGAGCAACGTGGTTGCGGGCATCAACATAATTTTCAAGATACGGGTAAACGGACAGCATTGCATTGACCACTTTCCCGCACCGGCGAAGGAAGGTGCGCTGGTATTTCTCCAGCGCGTCAGTGCCTACCAGCCATGGGATTCCGCTGCCGCCGATCATTGATGCCGGGGCCACTCCGAATATGGTCACCACCTCACCGTTGACCAGTCCTGCGCAGCAGAATGTTGACGTGCGCAGCCCGGTTTCAAGCACGCGGCGTGGGCCCCACCCGTTTGTCGCCAGAAATTCATCGACGTCTGCCTGGCGGACATACGGAAGCATGGCTTCGATATGCTCTGCGGTGGCCGGTACAATTTGAGCATTAAGCATCAGAATCCCCCTACGGCAAGGCGTGGTATTACAGCCAGAACTGAAAGCGGAAGAGGATCGAGTTGACGCACCTTAACGCGTCCGTTTTTATCCCAGTTGCTGTCGAGCTTCACCTCAACCTTACCGGTAGCATCATCAACCGGGTCGTCGTAAAACTCGAACTCACGCTGCGGATACTCGTACCACGTTCCGCCAGGCGTGGTTGCCCAGATACCGCGGCTGGCATTGACCACCATCGTGACAGTCGGGATAACCTGCTTTTTATCCAGCAGCGTTTCCTGCCCGTTGATGTTGATGTCCAGAGTTTCGAACTCTGCGATGATTGGTAGTCCGATGTGCACCACTGCGCCCGGCGATTCTAGCGTGACAGCGCCACCAGAAACTGTTTTGTCAGGCTCAACGCTGGCGTCAGAAAGAATTTTTACGGTCTGCCCTTCGAGGTGTGACAGGCCGCCGAACGTCTGACGGGCCATCTGCCAGTTAGTTGTAGCCGCATTGCGCAGCACTGCAGGAACGTTACGGTTAAAGCGCACAACTACCGCCGTGCTGCTGGTCACCGAAGCAATATCGCCGCGTAATTCTTTCGCAACCACCGCGCCAGTATCAGGATTCGTTTCTGAGTACGGGAACTGGATCTGAGCGCCAACATCAGTGCTTACGAAATATGCCCCACCGCTAATCGTCACCGGGTAGTCTACCTGGTAGCTCCAGTCGCCAGTGCCTCCGCTGATNGTCANNGTGCGNGNTGANGTNTTNCGCCCGTCATAGCTCAGNCCGCAGTCGACAAAGAACGCATCTTCATCGCTGGTAAACAGGCGGCTTGACAGGCGCTCGATATAACGTTTCGTCTGGCCGTTGATTGTGCGGTTAACCACGAAATAAACAGCATCTTCGTTTCCTTCACTGATGCAGCATGTGCTTTCGTATTTACCGGCGCTGGACTGTGGCGCCCAGGCGAAAACTTGCTGATCGCGAAGATAGGTCAGCACCAGCAGTTTTCCGTCGTCGCGGATGCAAAACGCACTGCTGTACGGCACGATACAGAATGACCAGTCGACAATGCTGCGCTTCTGGAAAAGGTGGTTTGCCAGTATCGTCAGGTCAGTTCCCTGGTACCCGTCTACGTCGAAAGAGTACGCCAGATCGCGGACCACGCTGCCCTTCTCCTGGATGAACAGCGCGATGTTTGCCACGGCGATAGGAGGCACATTGCTGGAGCCGTTGTTGCCCTGAGAGCTGAATGCAAAAGCTGATGGCGTCAGGACCTTATTCTGGTCTCCGGATATCGTATATTCACCGCCAGATGTCAGCGCGACCAGGGTGCCGACGTCAATAAGGTGACGGATCTCATTAACCTGTCGCCCGGCGTAGGTGTAGATTATGCGATCGTCATCCTGAATAGGGTTGTTCTTACCGAAGTCCTTGTAATCACCTGTACGGCTTGCCCAGATGGTTTGCGGGTACGAGGTGGAAGCGGCGAAGTAAAGACGCTGCTGGTAGTAAACAACGGTGCTTGGATAGCCATTAACGCTGTTCCAGGCATAGCGCGCCCACTTGTAGCTGCCATTTGCAGATCCTACAACCTGGGAAGGGATGAAGCTTATTACCGTGGCGGTGGCGGTTGTTCCTGCCGCTGCAGTGATGCGTACAATGCCGAATCCACTGTGCAGGTATTCCCACTGTATGCCGGTATCAGTTGATCCTGTTCCGCCCCACCCATCCCATGACATGCCTTCAGTATGAGAAGGTCTAAGGGTTCCGGTCTTTCCAGCAGTATTGGCCCGGTAATAGTTGCTGTCAGCACGACGCACATCGTTGATAGCAGTTGTCTTTCCAGTCTCCCAGACAGGCACAGAGTCAACAGCAGGCTGCTCAAGGTAAAATAGTTTTCCAACCTGCTCAGCACCGAAGATAGAGGCGTTTGCCGTCAGCGTAATGGTACCAGTGCTGGCGCTGGCGTACACCTTCACTGACTCGTCAACGTTGATATCTTCGAACGGTCCGTTTTTGGTGGTGACATCGACGATCTGCCAGTTGTCGTGAGCGTAGCGACGCAGTTCCTTCGGCGGGTATGCCGGGTGAACCAGTGTAAGCACGTCGGCGCTCTGCGTGAATTTGATGCGGAACAGGTCTGCTTCTGCATACGGAATCGCCAGTTCGTAGATCACATTGCTGCTGTTCAGCACATATGCGCCGTCTTTGATAACGCGCATGTAGCCGTCGCCGAACTCCAGCGCATAGGTCTGTACGGTCGAGAACTGGAACGGGATAAGGCGGCATTTTTTGTTCGAATATTTTGCTTCGCCGACGAAGCGCGTTCCCGGGCGATTCTCCACGCCGCCATACTGCCGAACAATGAAGTTGTCGCACTTGCGCAGCGCAACCTGATACTTCGACATATCGATGCGCCCGTACAGTGACGGGCCAATCTCACCGCCGGCAAAGCTTGGCTGGATCCAGCTGATAGCCATTATGACATCCTCGCTGCAGTAAACTCATCGACTGGTGGCTGCGGCTCCTGGGATTCGTTCTGGCTGTGCGAGCCCGCGCTCAGGATGACGTTGCGGTACATGTTCAGCGCATTGTTTCCGAGATCGGCACTGCCGGTGAGCGGCATATTGATAGCGGCAGACAGACGCCAGGACAGCGCCTCCATGAAAATTGGATCGAACATGTTCACATCAGTGACGCGCGCGATGTATTTCATCCACGCCTGCGGCTGGTCGGTGTAGATCAGCTTCCCAGTGCCGTCACCATTGGAGCCGACCTCATAGTTGATGCGCATGGCAGCCGTCGGATTACGAACACCGGGCACCATAATTTCAGTGATGCGCAGGCAGTCAGTCGGGTACTGGTAGGCGTATGCCCAGTCCGGCGGAGGATTATTGGTATCTGCCAGTGCCAGGCGTTTAGTGGCAAAGTTCCAGTCGAAGTCCGCCAGCGCAGCATCGCGGCACGCATCAAAATGCAAGGAGCATTGATCCGCTTCTTTGCTAGCCTCGTTCAGGCTGTTAATGCTGCGGCTGTTGCCGATATTGCTCAGCGCGCGGTTGCAGATCTCGATAACGGAGGCCATTAATCATCCTCCCCACCGTAGAGAGTTTGGGCTGCGGTTTTTGGCGGTTCGCTGGAATCAGGCGCCAGTGCCATATCGGTGATCTGCAGCTCTGCCCGTCGGCACACTCCGTCTTCGTCCTGACGCTCAGAGGTTGATTTAACGAGTGCTTTAGCGGTGATCATCACCATGCCACCAACTGGTGGAGTAGTAATACCAAGTCTGTTCAGCGTGTCATTGTCCAGGCTAATGCACAGGCCCCACGGATAATCATCACGAGTCTGGGTTTTACCATCCTCATCCTGATAGGTATCGGTGCCGGTTTTAAGGTTTACCAGTTCCATAACTGACTCCTGCAAGAAGGGGGCCGAAGCCCCCTGTTTGATTCGCGAGGCTTAGACGCCCAGTTCTGCACGCTTCTCTGCGATCTTCTCGCGGAGCGTTTTGACGCCGGTATTTGGATGCGGCTTATCGTTGAAGAGCAATTCATACTCTTCGCGTAGCTTCTCCAGATCGTCATCACCGCTGGTATCGTCATTGCTATTGCCATCGTCAACTTTCAACTCTGGCTTAACAAACTCAAGACCACGCTTTTTAAGAGCTGCCGCTTTGGCTTTCTCTGCCGCTGCGTTGATCGGCTCCAGTGCCGACCCTGGCTCACCGTCATATTCAATCTCAGAGCCTTCCGGCCAGAGGTTGTTGTGAATATGGGATAAGCGCAGGACGCGGTATTTTGCTTTTTCCATTGCTGTCACCTTAGCCAGTCACTTTGGAGCGGATTGGGTAGTATGGAGTGTTGTTGTCAACATCCAGGTTAATACCCGAGGTGAACGCGCCAGCGGTCAGAGGGCCAGTACCGACCACGTAGTTGACGCGCAGATAGCGCTGAACTCCCGCCGGAACCTTGGCAGAGAAGAGACGCTTGCCAGCAGTCAGCGCCGCCAGTGCCAGCGTGCCGCTGTCGTATAGCGTGGTCCAGGTGGAGTTATCAGGGCTGGTCTGCAGTTGGACGTTCAGGGTAGCTGCACCTGCTGCAGTTGCAGTGGTGTTCACGTTTGCCCAGAACTCCAGAGGCTCGCCAACGCCGATATCGCGGCGGGTGCCGTCGATAGGGGCCAGGTCGATAACGTCGGTGGAAGCAGCAGAAGCCGTAACCGCCTGCGCTTCGGAGAACATCAACAGTTTGTCGAGGATCATTTTCTTTCTCCATTTATGGGCCGGTTAAGGCCCATCAGTTAATGACAGGCGTTAAACAACGCGCGCTTCTGTTTCCAGAATCGCATCTGTTTCACGGATTGGGATGCCACGGAACGCGGTCCACCATTCGCCTTCAGTTTCTTTAACGGTCAGAGCCAGAGAGGCTTTGTCCAGAGACTGAAGATCGAGAGCCTGGGCAACGGTGCGGTTCATGTAGAACACAGGCTTACCCATGCCGCGGTTTGGAATGCGGTGCAGCGCTTTTACCATCAGGCTTACGATGTTTGCTGCTGATCCTGGCACTGACAGATCACTCACATCGATGTTGGCGATACGAACAACATAGCGCCAGTCACGCAGGGAAAGTCCGTTATCCCACTTGTAGTGGGTACGGTAGCCTTCATAGCGCCCGCCATTGGCATCAAACAGCGTTTCCTGGCCTTTATCTTCCATCTGCAGGCCTGCCTTCTGGCCTTTAGGGAAGATGCCATGAACGGTATTTTCACCCCACACCACCAGCCAGATGGAGGTGTTATCGGTACCGGTACCGCCAGCATCGATAATGTTCTGGCCGTTGCCAGCTGACTTGCTGGAGTAACGGGATGATAGCCCCATGAACTGCTGCGGGTTCACGCTGGTATCGCCGTAGAACAGCGTCTGAGCCATCTGCTGGTTCATGCCTTCGATGAACGCACGGTCTTCAGAAAGACGGAATTCAGCAGCGTTGCCGTTCAGATCAGCCAGAGACTTATCGACTTCGGCATAGGTTTCCAGCATGCCGACTGAGTCGGTTACCTGGACGGTGGTTGATTTGCTTGGCTGCACACCATAGTTCAGCAGTCGCCAGGTTGCCTGAGGCAAACCAGAGCGAATGGTGGTGCGGTGACCGGTTGGCAAGTTGCCTTCAACGATCAGCATGTCCTGCAGGATCGGGTTGGTTTGACCGAGAAGCTCGATAATTTTATCGATTTTCCCGTTTGGGTCGATGCGCTTACCCCAGTCTGCCAGCGTCAGCGCAGTTAAGCCTTTAACAGCCATGGTTATATCCTCTCTTATTTNCCATAGAGCACTTCGGCCGCACTACGCTGGCCTTGATTACTGCCATCGACCATGCCGTCTTCAGACATGGCTTTACCGATTTTCACGAATGCCTTAACCAGCTCAGGGTGATTACCAAGCCCGGTTGTGTTCAGGTATTCCTTGAGCTCTGGCGTACCGAACAGGTCCAGAGCACGCTGCGCGGAGCTGAGGTTAGCGGTAAGTTTATCGCCGCCGATCTCCTTATCAGCCTTAACATCAGCCGCCCACTGCTCTGTTTGCGCCTGCCATGCTTCTGCCTGACGCTGCTGCACACCGGCCAGAATTTTTGGATATGCATCCACCAGCTTCTGTGCCTGCTCATTGGTCAGGTTCAGATCGCGGGCAACCGGCTCGAAGTCCTTCAGAGCTTCGGTATCCAGCTCAACGCCTTCGCCAGCCTGGAACTCGTATTTCTCCGGCGCGCCTTCCTGCTTCTGCTCTTTGTCGTCCTGCTTTTCAGCTGGCTTATCACCATCAGCGGGCTTATCGTCCTGAGGCTTGTCGCCATCAGTGCCAGGCTGTTGTTTATCGCCTTCTTGTTTAGCCGGGTCAGAAGCAGGTGCCGGAGCATCAGCAGCAGGCGCTGCTGGCTCAGACGGTGCCGATGCAGCGCCACCATCAGCAGGTTGCTCATTGCAAAGACGGCGATGCAGCAAACGTTCAAATAAATTCATGGTTACTCCTGTTCACTGGCCTCTGCGGCCATCTTCAGATACTGATCCGGGCAGTGCGCCATGACGCGCTGAAAAAGCACCAGCGCCAGGTTGCGCTGCCCTTCGTTGAATGCGGTGATGTGCGGGTCTACGTTGAAGCAGGCACCGAACACCTGACCTTTCTCCAGCAGTGACCAGACGACACGGCGGCCCTGCTCGCTACCCATGACAAACTGGATGTCGTCGATATCGCGCTGAGCGAGGATCTGCTGTTTGGCTTCCAGCTCTGCTTTGCGATCTTCATCGTCGATATGCGTCATTGCTGCGCCGCTCCTGCTGCGCTAGTGAGAGCGGTAAGGGCACTCGGGTCAGTTGTCTGCGTCTCGCTGAGCGTCTTGGCACCCTGCGCTGCTGCCATGCCCATCTGCATGGCCTGAGCCTGCTGAGCCTGCTTGGCACGCTCTTCGCGAATGCCCTGCACCTGCTCCTGCGGAACGATGACGGTCGGCGATACGCCTGACATTTCGGAAAACGCGTCGATAGCCTGATCCACATCGAGCTTGTCGAGCGCTTCAGGTTTGAACTGTGCGAGCTGGCCGATAAACCCAACGGTCTGCGACAGGCTGGTGAGCCCGATAGATTTCTGCGCCTGCGCCATCACGGAGATGTACTCGATTCGCAGCGGCATGCCCTGCATAACTTCCGGCGTCGGCGGCAGCATGTTCTTGCGCGCCATGATGGAGAACACGCGGTCGATAAGCGGATTGAGCGCTTCGTCGTTCAGGCGCTCCAGTACCGGTCCAAGCATCAGCAGCTTCTCTTCCTTCATTTCGATCACTGCTTCCACCGGCATAGAGCGGGTGTTGATGTTCTGCAGCATCATGAAGAGGTCGACAAAGTAGGCGCTGTTGATGGTCTGGCGGGTGTCCTGAATGTCCGCCAGAAGGTCTGCGGTGTTCGGGTTGACCAGGTAAGCAGGCTTGAAACCGTCCTGACCGCTCAGCACATCGAGATAGGTCACGTCGCCAGGAAGAAGGGATACGCGCTGATTTTTCAGCGACGTCGGCGCAACCATCGGCGGGTTAGTGGCCTTGTCGATCAGCTGAGCCTTGCGTTTCTGCTCAACCTGAAGGGCTTTAACCTGGCCCAGCGCCAGCATGCCAGGGCAGGAGGACGCATAAACGTCCTCGCCGTTCACTTCCCAGCGCGGCGCCAGGATCGGGAATTCATCGAAGCCGGATTCGCGCAGCAACTTGTCGGAGTGGCCGCCGGTCTCGAAATAGACAGAGCGGAACGGCTTGTTCTTGCTGTCCATCTTGCCGCTGTCGCGGTTGATGTTTGGCGTGATGCAGTGGTTAACCTCGATCCACGTTTCATACGTGCCGTTATCCCACATGCTCCTGACTGACGTGCTCACGTTGTCCAGGCCGAATTCCTGCACCAGCTGGCGCACGGTCATGGAGAACTGGCGGAATGAGGTATCGACGCTGCCGCGCGGGCTGTTTGCCAGGTAATAGCTGCCAATCGGGAAAGGCATTGTGCGGATCACGTCCTGGTCATCTTCGAGCACGGCCATGGCGGCGGTACCGAAAGTACCCAGGCTGGCGTACATGACAGGCAGTGACTGGTACAAATTCGACTTGTTGAACACTTCGTTCATGCGGCGCTGCACGACTTCCAGCCAGACCTTCACCGGTCCGTAATCCATCATGTCAGGGTCAGGCGTCGCCAGCTTGAACCACGGACGGGCCGGGCTGGTGATGCCGGACATCATGCCGCTGGCGAGAATGCGTTGAGCGAGTGAACCGGTAGGGTCAACAATTTTAGTGTTTCGGCGATCATCACGGTTAACGTCAGACGGCAGGAAGCGGGAACCGCGCGGATTGATAAAGTCGCTCAGGTCGCGCCAGTGCGGCTCGAACGATGTGCGCTCATTCTTCAGCTGTGCGAGCTGCTTCAGCAGCCGCTCTTTTTCGGTTTCCGCCATCTCTGCGCGCTCCGTTACTGACCGAGCAGCGTTTTACCGCTGGTGTTGGCTGCGGAGGTGTCGCCCTGNGCNCCAGTCAGCATTGTCGATTTGGTGCCTGCTGCTGCGCGGCGGCGGCGNTCTTCNTCANNNCGAGCACNNACCACAGCGGCNTCCTGCTCCTGAGGTGCGGCCTGAACTTCTGGTGCCGCTGGCACTGATGGCTTGCTGCCGATACACATAGCGATAACCTCACACACGATTAAATTATTACCAATTTAACCATATACGGATTATTTTACGTAGTGCATTGACATATTCGGATGTTATTATTACCCTTCAGGTAACGATTTGTGAAATCAATCGGATTGCGGAGGTGGTTATGTGACCGCTCATGCAGTAGCCCGGAGTACCGCAGCAGCATGTTGGGCTTAAAAGTAAAGGCGGTGGATAGCGGAGCATCATCTCCGCACACAACATGAAAGCGCACTTTGATGTCGGTTCTGTGAGGTCTTGTCGCTAAATCAAACTGGTGAGTGCGCCTCCAGGTGTGAGCAGTACGGTATATGGCACATGTGCCGCAGCGGTCCGATGGCTCCCTTGCTGTTTACTGGCCAAGCGGGTAACCGGAATGTGCAAGTCAGTGTTATCGGTATGCACGACATAGCGTTTCACCAGCGTGGCGATCAGGTGTGACACCTCGGAAGAGACGAGGCCATAACAGGTAAGAGCATTGAGATTGATCGTCGTTCCTGGGCCCAAGGTCTGCTCGAAGTCAGTGCTCTTTCCGTTGTGGTGAAGCTCAATGGCGAGCTAGGGAATAGGTTCACGGTGAAAAGCTAGCTAAGTATCCGTGAGTCGCGCGTAACCCAATCGGCAGCGCACCGATGGAAGCATGTTCGATTCATGCCACCACACACAACATCACGCCTTAGGACCGTGATAACCGTAGTGCCCATGTAATTGCTGTGTAGCTTTGGCGGTGGCAGTTGCTCCCACTTCTGACCACCGCCCTTTTTACAGCAGAACGCCATTGCGATGACGTTGCGCTGTAAACCCGTAACTGCCACGGAAGGCACTCCGTTGATCATTCGCCCGGCTCGTCCGGGCATTTTTTTAAGGTGAATATTATGAAGAAGACAGTTGAAGGCATTCAGAAACAATCTCCTGCTGAAGAGATTCGCCGCGAGAACCTCTACCACACTAAGCTTCAATGCCTGGCTGAAGTGCTTAGTAAAAGATCTTTACTTGATGAGCGAGGCGCTGTTCAGGATGCCAAAGCCATCAACGCCGCATTTGATAAAATTACTTTTTAACGCCGTGACATGTCACAACCAGCCCGCCGATGCGCGGGCTTTGTGTATACTGCATGAATGGGATTAACGGGGACCGAATATGCAAGAGCAACACTTCTCACACGTAAACGAACTGTTAGCCATGGCTCCGCTTAACGCCGAAGGTGATAGGCACCTATTCAAGAGCCAGCAAGTTCAACTTAATGTGCAGGGTTTAGTCCAGTGGGACTTTATCCTGCATGATGGCGCTGACTGGCATTTTACCCAGAATGCTCCAATGCTCAGCAGTGAAGAGCAACTCAAGGCGTTTAAGGAATACATTCGCAGGCATCTAGAGCGAATCATCGCAGACAAAATTGAGAGGCATAACCAATCATGTCAAAACGCAGGCTGAGCGCCAGGACAAAGAAGCGCAGAGCAGCAGACCAGGAAGTGATGGACAAGATGCATGACATCTTCCAGAAGGTTAAAAAGTGCGAGCATGAGCTGACCGATACCATCCTGAGCATTCCCTACTTCAAGGCCCGCTAATGCGGGCTTTGTTTTAACCATGCGCAAAATTGCGCCCATTGATTTCATTGGAAAAACCGAAGCTACAGAAATAGCTTTGCCAGTAAGGGTGGAATTTTAAATGCGACCCTTAAGCATACGGGTCGTAATCTGTCAGCGCCTTACCCTGCTGGCTCTCCTGCCCTGGGATGCGCAGGCGCTTCGTAACCGGGAAAGCAAATGTCAGCAGCAGCGCGTCACCCTTGCCAGGCGAGCGCCCTAACCTCTCTTTGATATCTTCCTTCGGCTCAATGACGATCTTGCCGTCCACCCTGACTTTGTACTCAGCCGCCGACAGGTCATCAGCCGTTTCCTGGTCGTCCAGCGCGCCGCCGAGCTTCAGCCACGTTTTGCAGCTGTTGAACATCTCACCGCGCTTGTTGAGCATCTGGGGATCGGTAGAGCCGCCGCCGAACGGTATTAACTGCCACGTTCGGCCCCAGCCGTCGCCAATGGATTTCAGCCCGGTACCGTAGCCGAAGTCGATGAACACCGCGTCAGCCTGGTAATGGTTCTCAAAGTCGGCGATGCGCTTCGCCATAATCAGATCGTCGGTGGTCTTGTTTCCGGTCCATAGCACTTTGCTGTGCAGACCCTGCCGCAGGTATATCACCGCGTCATCCACGCCGGAGTATGCCGGGTCGACGCCGATAATCACCGGAGCGTGCGCCACCTGCGCAGCGGTCACTACGCGCTTCATTGCCTCGTCAGTGAGCCCGGTCGGGATAAACTGGAGTTCAGACGCGTCAGGGAAGATCCCCCGCACACGGACCTTCACGAAGTCGCTCTCCTCGCCGTAGTCGTCAACCCACTTTTGCAACTGCTGCTTGTTGGTGCCTTCCACGGTGCGACTGTCAATCTGTGCGCACTTCCAGCGGTGCTTGTATTTGCGAAAGCACTCGCGGAAACGCCCGGTGTTACGCGTCGGGTTCCCGAACGCCACCCAGATGATTTCCGTATCTTCGTCCGTCAGCGCACCCTCGGCAACCTCCCACACCAGATCTGCAATATTGGACGCTTCGTCGAATACCACGATGATGCGCTTGCGCTCGTTGTGCAGGCCAGCGAACGCTTCTGTGTTGTGCTCGGACCACGGGATTGCATCAGCGCGCCAGCGTTTGTCGTGACCGGGATCGTTGCTGTACATCGCGGTGGCGGTGCAGGTGAACCACTCTTTCGTGATAGCCAGATTAGACCACTTGATGATTTCAGGCCAGGTCTTGGTGCGCAGCTGGTTGTCGGTGTTGGCGGTCACCACCACCTTACAGTCCTCGCAGGTGGACATGCCCCAGTTGATGAGCATCGAGATAAACGCCGACTTTCCTATCCCGTGACCGGATGCGCGGGCCAGCATCAGCGGCTGGTGACGCGTCGCGGGATTCTGCAGATGATCGCGTATCTCGCGGAATGCATCAGCCTGCCACTTACGCGGGCCGGTGGCGTGAGCAAGCTCTGTACCTTCCTCGCCCCAAGGGAACGCATAAAGCGCATAGCCCAGCGGGTCATACGTGAACGAGGCAATATCCTCGACGAGCTGCTCTTCCGGCGACATGGCTGCGGCTGTCATTCTTCACCACCAGCCTGCTTCTTAACGCGGTCACGGGCTTTCGCCATGCGTTCGGCGATGGTGACAGTACCTGAAATCTCCAGGCGCTCTTTGAACGCGTTCACGTCGACGTGCTTACCAATCAACTCGAGGTTCTTCACCTTGTCCGGCCATTTGATTTTTTTGAGGATGGTCTCTATCGAATCCTCGTTCATGTTCATGATGGTTGAGGACAGGTCAAACCCGCTGAGCGTGGTGCGCCAGATTTTCGGCCACTCTCGAATGGGCCTCAGACTGCCGTCATCGTTCAGAATATCCAGCACATCCATCTGGTCGATCTCCACCAGGCGCAGGAGAACGTAATCAGCGCTGACGCGGTTGCGCTTGTTGCGTTCTTCCATCAGTTCAGCAATCCGTTTCTGGATTCTTTCGTCGCGCATCATCACACTAGCTTTGACCGCTGCCGTATTAGGCGAAAATCCTGCGTCAATCGCCGCCTGAGACTGATTTTCAGGTGTCTTAATGTAGGACTTGCAGTAAGCCTCCTGCATCGCTGTAAGAGGCTTAAATTGCGTTGATTTGCGCTTATGCGGTTTTGGTGTAGCGGGCATCATTACCACCTGAGTAATTTTATTACCATGCAGGTAATACTATCACGCAAAACAAAGCCGCCATAGTCGGCGGCCGTATTCAGAATCCATCATATTCATCGCACATAATATCTCCGTGACATGTCACAACGATAATTTAGTCTCATGCCAGCCACGCGTAACCCAGCATTTCGAATCACCGTCGCACGGACACGACTTAACCGGCAGCGCATCTCCGCATTTACCGCAGCGGTTCGCGCTGATTGACTTAATGCGACCACGAACGCGGGCATCGTCCTGGCGGATCAGCATCGCGACGTATTCGCTCATTTCATACGGCGCTCGCCCCGGGCGGCGTGATGCACAATTGCGCTCCAGCATCTCCAGTTCCTGCGTATCAAGCATGAGCTCAAATTTACGACCACCAGCAGCAGCTTGCCGGGCTCGCTGGGCGGCTTTGCGTTCAGCGGCAGATTTAGCCATGACCGGACTCCTGAATAGCGGCACGACAGGCTTGTTCAACATGTGTGCGTACCATTTCCCGGCAATCTTCCGCATTGTCGGCATAAGTTGCCATAATTCCATTTACTGCTGCGCTGATCACAGAATCAGGCACTGTCTGCGGCGCTGGCTTAAGATGCTGGCGCGGCTCTCCGTCCTTCGGCTCCGGCCACTGGCGCGCCATGTTCACTTTCAGCTTTTCTTCCATCGCAGCTGTGATTTCACCGTCACTGATACCGGCGCGCCGCTGGGCGTCCCATAACAGGAACTGCATGTCAGCCCACTCGCTGAGGTCGTCAGGTTCTGCGGCAGCTTCCAGCGCCTCTTTCGACAGGTGTTTAAGCGGGCCAACGGGACCAACATCGCCGAAAGTCTTATCTGACCATTCAGCGTGTTCACGGCGAACCTGTTCGCGCTTACTTACAGGTTGGCTACCCTGAAGCATGGCGGCGTGGCAGGCATCCTCAACGTTCTTCACTGCATCTGCGCAGTAGTTATAGCGATTGCATTCCACTAACTTCTGCTTGAGATTTTCAATTGCTTGCGCGACATCAGCCTGTATTGGCGGAACGGCTGTCTGCTGCTCTCGAACGTCATTAGTCGCTATCGGTTCTGCTGCCAACTGACTGGCATATTTGTTAATGGTAACGATAAGCTCTTGCTCGGCCTCATCCAGACAATCACCGATACCTCGTCTGTCGCCGTCGAAATGATCGAAGTCTGTGCGAATTCTGGCGACTTTACGGATTGCTGATAACACCTCATCAGGAATCACCGGAGAGTTGCCACCCTGAACAGTAGGCATATCCGGACCTTTGCGAATCGCCCTGGCAAGATCGATTGGGTCATCGTACAACCAGTCACCTGTTTGCGGATGATTGGCTTCTGCCAATTGTGCAGCCCACTCCAGGCCGTCTTTGTGTCCTTGCAGATAGTCCAGCGGTAACTCATCACTATTACTTACAGGTTCGGCCTGAAGCATGGCGGCGCGATAGGCGTTCCATCCAACAAGAATCCATTGCGCCTCTGATATGGAGACCTGGAATTTATTGGCAATATAGTTAAAGCTCTTTCCGGCTAACTCATCAGGCACAGATACCGGCGCTGGCGGGGCGGTGTATAGCGCAATATCAGTTTTAAGAAGTTTGTTCTCAGTGAGAATGTTGATTCCATCATCCGGAGTCCCAGCATCTATGTATCCGCGCGGCTCCGCCTCGAGCGATGCCAGCAGTGCATCCATAGCCACCACTCCCAGCCCAAACATATCGTACTGCTCTTTGTCTTCTTCCGGGTCATAGTCCTGCTGCCAGCACTGGAATGCGTTGCGGAGGTCTTTGGCCTGTTCTCTGGTAATAGTGCTCATGGGTTAGTCCTCACTGAATTCCTGATACCTTCGGCAATATCAAATAACGTTTCTGAGTAGTCTCGCTGAGCGTCATTGCCAAACTCAAACGTGCCTGTATCGTTATCAGTGCGCCCATGCTCGTTGTCGTATGACTCTCGCTGTTTTTCAACCCAGTTAGCGGCAGCAGATACGCCGTCATTGAAAGCTGATTCGGTAGGCATGAAAGACAGGTCAGTGAAGAACTCGCCAAACTCAAAGCACACTGAATAAGCAACGCGGCCGTGATGCTTGTAGCCAGGGTTGGTAATGTCCGTAGTGGCATACGTCGCTGTGATTTCTGCCACTACTACCTCTGGTTTTGATGGAGTTTCTACCCATGGGATGCAAATCAGGTCAAAGTCACGCGCCATTGTTCCGTGAATTGCCATTGCATAGCCGTGCTTGCGCGCTATTTCTGCCAGCGCTGGGTAAAGAGCGCAGTAAACTGGTGCCATATTTGCTGGTTTCATGATGCCTATCCTTTACCGGCTGCGGATGCGCGTTCAGCTTCGCTTTGTTCCCAGAACCAGCGGTGAAGGTTCATGAGTTCTTCGTCGAGAGGAGCGTATTTACGGTCAAAGTAGGCCTGGGCATCTTTCTCCGATTCGTCAGGCAGTTCGCCTGGACCAAACAGCGTGTTATAAATCCATGCCAGGCCATTTTTAGCGTCGCCAGTACCCTGCCATTCGATAATGGCGGCCTGCATTACCAGAATGTTTTTACCGATTAACAAGTCCAGTTCTTTGTGACGATTGCGGATATATGCATTGTCGCTCTCCAGCTCAGCAATCCGCTTCTCTGCTGCACAAAGCGCCCTACCCAGATCGCCGTTCTTCTTCTCCAGAGATTCAATTTGGTCAGCCTGCTGGTTGATATGGTCATCCTGCGCGGCCCAGCGCCTATCTTTAGCGTCCAGCTCATCCAGCAGCGACAGCACGGCTTTTGGGTTAGCTGCGGCGATGAATGCTGCATCCCGCGATGTTTTCAATTCACCACGCCATTCAGATCGAAACAGCTTGCAAACAACCACCAGAGAATTACCACCTCTCTGCAATACTTGCAGACTCTGGACAACCGCGTTAAAACAAGAGCGGGCAAACTTCCAGTCACCTTGCGTTGCGTTTTGCGCTGCTAAGCGCAGACCATGTTTGTCGATGTCGCTCATTGGGCGGACTCCTGTTCAACCTGGGTAAAAACAGTGGCGAAGCAATGCGGGCAACCAAGCGTTTCCATCCCGTACTTGTTTTTTTTTCACGACGACCAACTCAGGGCGTGTTGATACTTTTTTGCATCGACGGCATTTCATTGCTTTGTTCATGACTGCACTCCTTTGCGAAGCTGGGCGGCGATATCGATAGCATCACATAACGCCGCACCATGCCGATGAGAGCCATTACGGTCAACATCATGCAAAGCTTCGCATCGTGACTTGTGATAATCACATACCAAATCCACACCCTGCGCACGCAATTCAGCCAAAAATAAATCGGTCGATGTCGTATCGACGCGGATACTGTCACGCAGGATAAAGAATGCATCGAGCATACCTGTCTCCGGAACGTCATCCTGATGCTTCTCGTACGCATCCAAAGCCTTCATCATCTCAGGTCCGAATGGCTGAGGGTGTGCAGCCTTCAGTCCCGCATTCTCCGCAGCCAGCGCCGCGCATCTGGCTTCAAGTTCTTCATAACTCGGTTTCATATTTACCCCAGATTACCCGCATAAGTTATTGATTACGTTGATATCAAAAAGGATCGTTATTTAACGCCTATCCCGAACCTCGCGATTAATAGCGCATCCGCGATGGCCTGCCCTTTCTCTTTGGCATCCAGCGCCCTGAGTTCCGGGTAAAGCTGAATAGCCCTGCTGCGCGCCGCGTCCTTGTCGCTGCCGATAAGCCCGGCTGATTTCTTCCAGGCCTGAGGCGTTACCAGCGTGTACGGAATGTTTAGTCCCTGGAGGATCCCCTCCGCTACACCAGCTGCATGCCCGAACGTGAACATGCTCGCCGTTCCCTGCCCTGGCATTGCACCGACCTGCTCGAGGAACGCATGCGTTATCACGTACTGCCTAACCCATGCAGCCACCGCTGCGCCGTTCACCCTGGACTTTGTGCCGACCTTGATGGTTGGCATTGCCAGGTGGTCGATGTAGCCGCCCTGTTCAGTGACGAGAACCAGTGCCCCGCTGCATCCCGGGTCAATCCCTAAAACTGCTGTCATGATTTACCTCTCAGGTAATTAAATTCCATATACGGGTTAAAATCAATAGCTATGCGCATATTTTGTTACCTGATAGGTAATTATACAGGCGTAAAAAAATGCGCTCCCGCGCCATTGCTGCTGCGTACTGCTATGAGGGCTGGTAGCCCCTGAATCCTTCCGGTATCGCCCTGTCAGGCTCAGGCACAGCATTGATATCGCGCTGCGGTTGCCGGTCCGCTGGTCGCGCCCTGGACTGCTGCACGCTTCTGGCCAGCTTCTGCTGCCACTGGTCGTGGTGGAATGCCTTCCCCTCCGCTTTCCAGTACGTGATGAAGTCCGCCAGTTCGCAGTCAGTGACCGGTTTGCTCAGGACGATCCCCCATAGCGCAGCGCGCTGTGTGAATTCCGGCTCTGGCTTCCAGCTGTCGTGCATCTGGAATTTACCAAACGCACCCATTCCGCCAGGGGCAACGTAGTCATTCAGCACCGCGTTTTTCGCATCCGGATCTGGTTCGCTGTCGTCAGGAAAGTTATCCACAGGTGAAATTTTCTCGTCGCCTGTATGTGGGGTTTTTCCTTTCCCTTCCTTTCCCTTCCCTTCCCTTCCAGGTGGTAGTACTTCGGTATCGCTACCGTACTCATACGGTAATGCACATAAGTCTCTGATAATGCTCTTTTTAGCTTTGTTAATGACCTGATGTTTGGCGAAGTTATTCACAAGACCGTAGATCTTGCCATCATGACTGGAAAACAGACTGATATACCCCACGCTGGAAAGCTCACGCATCAGTACCGGAATGCTACCGGACTGCTCCCGTATAGGGAAAATCGCCGCCTTAATCAGTTTTGGGTTGGCATTGAAGTACCCTTCATCGTCGGCATAATTAAGGAGTCCGATTGCTAAAAGGCATGCTGCTTCTGAAACCTCTGACATATCTTCGTCGGTCCAGAACTCTGGTTTAATCGTGCGAATGCGTGCCATCAGTTAACCCTCATATAAGCTCTGATGAATTCAGCCGCGGCCTGTGCGTTTATGGCGTTGCCGTAACCTTTGAGTCGACCGACGCGGTTGCTGCTTGCCACTCTTGCCACCCCGGGCTCGACTCGTCCCAGGCGCGCGGCAGCCCCATCAACCAGCGGGAATGTGCCGGGTTCAACTGGACGCCATTTGCCATCTCGACATAAGAGCCAGTCCGCATCTCGCCAAAAACCGTTAACCTCAAGGGGCCGGTAATCCCTGCGAAGTCCTGCAGCCGCTGCTGGGTCTTGCTGCCGTCCTGTCGATACATATTCATTGCCGATTCCACTGATGGCGATCGAGTATTGCTCGTTGTCGGCGTAGGCCACCCCGTCAGAAGCACCGAGCCAGGCATCTTCAGACAAATCTTTGGCGTTCCGTCTTGATTCTTCCCGCTGTAGCAATGGGTCGACCACATCGCGTCGTTCGCTACCGGTTTTTGCCAGCCTGTCAGTCGAGCTGATCCGGAGACGTGCTGTAATCCCCGCTTCGTTTCCGGCTGCGGATTCGTATTCGCTACAGGCGTGGGCCACCCAGTAGGCCCTCTCTCTGATGTGCGGCGCACCGAAGCCCGCTGCCGCAAACGGCACAAGCCCGAAGGCGTATCCCATTCCTTCCAGGTCAGCTTGTACAAGGTCGAACCATGCGTTTGCGTTACCGCTTGCAACCTGTTCGCCAAAGACATGCTGAGGTCTGCGCTCGCTGATGAGGTGGAAGAAGTGGGGCCAAAGGTGCCGCTCGTCAGCAAACCCATCTCCTTTGCCTGCCGCGCTGAAAGGCTGGCACGGGCAGGAGCCTGTCCAGACTGGTTTGTCATCAGGCCATCCGGAGAGGCGGAGGGAATGAGACCAGACGCCAATTCCGGCGAAGAAGTGGCACTGCGTGAATCCTCGCAGGTCGTCAGGTGTGACATCTTCAATACTCCTTTCGTCAACTTCGCCCGGGGCAATATGACCGCCGGCGATCAGGTTACGCAGCCATTGCGCAGCGAACGGGTCGATTTCGTTGTAATAAGCTGCTGGATTCATGCTGCACCCCGGGCTGCTTTCAGTGCGGCGGTAAATTCGTTGCGGTGGCGGTTTGCGCTTTCCAGTGCGCACTGAACACAGGTTCCGTTTAATACGTACCGATCAGCCATGTGCCCTTTAACGCACGGTTTACCCGTTTTGTAACGGTTAAGTCCGGCTTTCGCCGCCTCCATTCTGGTTATGATTTTCATCAGATGGGCCTCGCGTTTTGTTATTGATATCGGTGATTTTCAGCCACGGACGAAAAAAGATCAACCATATATGGATAATAATTACCCGAGAGGTACGAATAGATATGAAAAGACCGCCAGAAGGCGGCCTGATGGGGTTTCTGAGGGTGGTTCAGGAGTAGAAGAAGATAACCATCTCTGGTTTAGTTTTAACCCATCCGCGCACTTTGCATGCCTTAAAAAGCCCGTTCATCAATGCCTTACCAGGCATCTTGCGGCGTCCTGTCAGATGCGTCTGGATGTAGTGACTGGTCGTCCCTGCCTCTTCAGCAAAGGCGTCACGCTCATCAGGTGTGAGTTCAAGCCAGTATTTTTTGAAGTCGAATTTTTCGTTTTCGCTCATAGCTATTGCCTGATATTAATTTCAGATAACAAATATTCACCCATCAGGTAATAAAAATCAAGGTTTGTTACCTGTCAGGTGCATTTACCTGACGGGTAATTTCGCTTTTAATTAACCTCCTAATTGATTCATATATGGAGTGAATTACCTCAGCATGAAAAGCATTCAGGAAATCCGCATTAAAAATTTAAGTGAACTGATCGACCGTGAGTTTAACGGGGTGCAGACACGCCTTGCGGAAAGAATGGATACTCCGGCCAATCTTGTTAACCGCTGGGTGCTGGGTAAAAAGGTGATTGGTGACCAGTCAGCGCGGAAAATTGAAGCCGCAGCGAATAAACCGAGAAACTGGCTGGACATTGACCACTCGCTTTCACAGGAAGGGTATTCCCCTATTGGGCCGAGCGATATCGGGATGCTGGCAGCTCACAACCTTGAACGATGGATGAGAGAAAGTCGCGACCTTTCCTCTCAGGGTAAGCTGCATCGTGCATCGGGCATTGCCCAGGCGACCATTAATCGCATGCTCAATAACGAAGTTAGCGTGTCTATAGCCACCCTTGAAACTCTGGCTGCAGCGTTCGGCCGGCATGGTTATGAGTTGCTTGTGCATCCGAGGGACCCGGCAACCATACCCTACGACCGGGCAAAGTTCGCATCGTTACCTGAAAGCGAAAAAGAAAAGATCCAGAGCTACATCCAATTCGTCATAAATCAGAATGCACAGAAACAAGATTAACTAACTGATATTTATATAAAAGGCTGCCATAAGGCAGCTTTTTTTATGCCCATGACAATTACCTTTCAGGTAATTTTTTGCAATCATACCTATTGACTTCAAACCACATACGGATAATTATTACCTCAACGGTAACACTGAGGTAACGAATTATGCAGTGGAAAATCATCAACGGTTGGTACTGCGTTACGGCGTGCGGGCTGATGAGCACCAAGTGCCGCACTCTGCATGAGGCCATCAACTGGGCGTTTGTCACCAAGATGGCAGTCAAGACTGAAATGGATATGGGGGTGAGCAAGTGAACATCCAGCAGATTAATAACCTGAAAAAAATCATGACCAGCATCGACAGCGACTACCAGCTGAGCCAGTTGCACTACGAGCGCCAGGTAGAGCTGATCGACGCCATCAAGTACCACCAGTTGCAGAAACCTTTCTACGAGCTGGAGCGCAAAGGCGTGCGCACCGAGATTCTGGAAGAGCTGATGATGAGCGTCGAGTTTGAAGAAGCTCTCGCAGCGTACCAGGACGCGTTGACCAGCATCATCGCGAAGTGGGATCTGGCTGACCAGCTGGACACGGCGAGGAACGCGGCATGATGCAGAACGCCGGCAGCATGGACAGGACCAAATACCTCGGCGGCAGTGATGTCGCCGGAATTCTCGGAATTAGCCCGTGGCGCACTCCGCTTGAGGTGTATCTGGATAAGGTTCAGCCAAGAATCAAACCAGTTGACCCTTCGAAACAGAAAGTTTTCACGCGTGGCCAGCGTATGGAGCCATACGTAATTGACCTGCTTTCTGAAGAGACAGGACTCGAAATTATTCATCGCGGCAACCGGTATATCCACCGCGATTACGGCTTTATCGCTGCAGAGATCGATGCAGAAGCAGCCACCGGCGAGAACATCGAGATCAAAACGGTTAGCCCGTTCAAAGCTAAGGAATGGGGAGAGGTTCATACCGATGCAATCCCGGTTCATTACACGGCGCAGGCCATGCATGGGCTGATGGTTACCGGAAAAAAGGTGTGCGTATTCGGCGTCTTAATCGGCGGTGACGATTTCCGTATCTATCGAGTTGAGCGTGATGAGGAAACCATTCAGGCCATCCTGGAGAAAGAAGTCGCCTTCTGGGACAGGGTGATAAACCTGAATCCGCCAGAGGCCACAACCGTCAGCGATATTTCTCTGATGTTTGAGAAGGATGCCGGTTCAAGCATTGAGGCAGACGGTAAGGCACTGACACTTTTCAACGACCTGCGCGACATGAAATCACGCTGCAATTCGCTGGAAGCAGAAATCGCCGTATCGGAAGAGAAGCTGAAGCTGTACATGCAGGAGCACTCAATCCTGACACTGGACGGGAAACCGATTTGCACGTGGAAATCTCAGGTTAGTAACCGGTTCGACCAGAAATTATTCCAGGCTGAGCACCCTGACCTGTACGAAAAATTCAAAACAGCAACGACATCACGCGTTTTCAGAATGAAGTAAGGAGAAAAAATGTCTACCAACGCACTTAAGGCAGCAGCGACCGGCAACCAGGTTGCACAGCATAACGAGAAACCCACCACCCTTGCCGGGCTTCTCGCAGATCCAAAAATTAAGGCTCAAATGGCACTGGCTCTTCCAAAGCACATGACGGCTGACCGCCTGGCACGCATCGCTACTACTGAGATCCGCAAGGTTCCAAAACTGGCAGCATGCGACCAGGCCAGTTTCCTCGGAGCAATCATGCAATGCGCTCAGCTCGGACTTGAGCCGGGCGGCGCACTTGGTCACGCGTACCTGATACCGTTCGACAAGCGCCAGAAAGTAAATGGCCGCTGGGAAACGGTATCTACCGAAGCTCAGCTCATCATCGGCTATCGCGGGATGATTGACCTTGCCCGCCGCTCCGGGCAGATCCTGAGCATCTCAGCGCGCACCGTGCATGTAAACGACAAATTCAGCTACTCATACGGCATGGAAGAAACGCTCGAGCACTCACCTTGCGAAACCGGTGACCGCGGCGAACTGACCCATGTTTACGCCGTTGCCCGCCTGAAAGATGGCGGCGTCCAGTTCGAAGTTATGAGCCGGGCAGACGTTGAAAAAGTACGTGCTTTGAGTAAAGCCGGCAGCAGCGGTCCGTGGGTTGACCACTTCGACGAAATGGCGAAAAAGACGGTGATCCGCCGCCTGTTCAAATACCTGCCTGTCTCTATCGAACTGCAAAAGGCTGTTGTGATGGATGAACGCGCGGAAGCTGGCCTGAGTCAGGATAACGCGGCAGTTATCACCGGCGAGTATTCCGTTGTTGATGATGAGCAGCAGAGCCTGACGGTGGTTTCTGACTCTGATCGCGAAGAGGCGCGGGAATACGTCAGCGCAATTCTGAACAGCCTCGATTCATCCGCAGCAGATGCCAAGGCGATGTTTAAGCGTGCCGAAGATGAGATCAACACCATGGCTGAAAAGCTCGGTGAGGAATACCANCAGGGATTCATGACGACGCTTAACGATATGCGTCCTGAATTCGAATAACACCACCGTGGCACCACGGCGCCATACCTGCAACCAGGAGAGATAGTTATGAAAGGTGCATTGAGTAAGAAAAAACTCCTTGAGGTGGTGCCACTGTCATGGAGCACGATTGACCGACTGGAGCGTGATGGTGCATTCCCTAAACGCTGGTACATCACTGATGGGAAAGTGGCATGGACCCAAGAAGAAGTGGAGAAGTGGCTTGACGATCGCCGGAAGAACAGCCCTGAAGAGTTCCAGGGAAAAAAGCCACCGGTTGAGCTGCGGAAATATCGCCCAGTGAAGGGAACATCAGTGAGCGCAGCAGCATGACGGCGCTGAAGAAACATATCAGCAGATGGTCAGATGTTTACCTGTATCTGGCTGTGGTCGCCTACCTGATGTGGCTGGCGGCGGTAATCAGTTGAGAGGTCTGGATCAAATGAAAAAGACGAAGCTTGAGCGCTATCACGAAGACTACGTGTCGCAGCGCCGTGTTGAAAGAGTGGTGGCGTCAACGCCTGAAGCAATGGAGATCGAAAGCCGGGCTATCGAGCGCGAGCGCCGCGGGCATTACCGCATCGCGGCCCGCCTGTGGCTCCAGTGCCTTGATGCGGCAGTTGGTGAAGTGGAGCGCGCACGCATCGCGGTGCGCCGCCAGCAGTGCATCACCAAAGGGAACCGCAAAATGAACACGGACTACAGCGGGATCGGATGTCGCGGGGTGGTGTATGACTAACCCGCACGACAATATCCGCGTCGGCAGTATCACGCTGGTTTATTCATCTCTGCGCCGCGGGTGGCTGGCACCCGGCGGCCAGGTTATCAGAAACCCATTGAAGGCTCAGCGACTGGCTGAGCTGATGAACAGCAAGAAGGTGGCAGCATGAAAAAGGCAGCACCAGCAGATTTAAGAAAGTGCCTCGAGGCTGCAAATATGCTCGCCTCGTTCGGCATCCGATTTGTTCCAATGCCAGCAGCCACAGACGCGGAGTACGCAATGCTGTCTGCAATGTTTATGGATAAGCTGGAGTCTCTTGCTGTAGAAGCTGAGAAGTCGGAAGGCGGTGCAGCATGACTGATTTCTCCGGAAGTAATACGCCAGCGGATCAACGCGACCTCTGGCGCACTCCACCAGCCCTTTTCTCTGCCCTTGATGCTGAGTTCTGCTTCCAGTTGGACGCCGCCGCAGCGCCGCATAACGCGCTATGCAGGAAGTTCATCACCGTCGAGCAGAACACGCTGGATACTCCCTGGGCTGAATACCTGAGCATTCCAGGCTACGTCTGGCTTAACCCGCCGTACAGCGACATTACGCCGTTCGTTAAGAAGGCCGCCGCCGAGATTGACAATCAGATCGGCACGGTCATGCTGGTACCGGCAGACACTTCGGTGGGCTGGTTCAAAGAGGCAATCCAGACCGCCAGCGAAGTTCGCTTCATCACCGCCGGGAGGCTGGCGTTTATCAATCCGGTAACTGGTAAGCCAGTCATCGGCAACAACAAAGGATCCTTGCTGATTATCTGGAAGCCATACCCGAGAACGCACTGTGAATTCACAACAGTGGATCGCGACACTCTGATGGCGTATGGCAATTCCCGCCTGGCGAGACGGGAGGCTGCTTAATCCTTTCCTTCCATCCACCTCTCAAACTTCGAAGGGGAGAACGGCACCAGATCGGTGTGCTCCCCGTTAATCCATGCATCAACCATATCCGCCCACTGCTGCAGCATATAGGCGCGCTGCCGGGCATACTCCGCTTTGTTGTACACCGCGCGCACGCCCTTCTGCTCATGTGCCTGTGCCTTCTCGATCCAGTCTGAAGGATAATCCGCTTCGTGCAGCAACGTGCTGGCCGTCCGGCGCAGGTCGTGCACCGTGAAGTCCTGTATCTTCTCGCCGTCTTTGTTAATGGCATCTACGGTACGGTCTATCAAAGAGTTCAATGCGGCGTTCGATAATGGCTTGCGGAAGTTATAGCGCCCGGGCACCAGGTATTCACTGCCACCAGCACACATCTGCAGGCCGACCAGCAGATCATGGGCCTGTCTGGAGAGATAGATTACGTGCTCACGCCCTGCCTTCATTCTTTCACCTGGTATCGTCCATGTGCCTTTTTTAAAATCCACTTCTTCCCATTTTGAATGGGTAAATTCAGTTTTTCTTACCATGGTTAGCAGCACCAGCTTTATCGCCATCTTCATTGTTCCCATCGCGCCGACGTTATCCAGCGAGCGGAAGAATATCCCGATCTCCTCAGGGGATAGTTTCCTTTCTCGTGGTTTGAACACTGCTATCGAAGATGGCTTAATGTCGGCCGCAGGATTGAACAGTCCGTGCCCGCGGTCGTTGGCGTACCTGTACACGCTGCTGATTATCTCCCGTACCTGAATCGCTGTCGCCCGGCCGCCACGCTCGACGATACGATCGCAAAGGTCGCGCACCACTCTGGTGGTTATCTCAGTCATCATCTTGTTGCCGAGGGCGGGAAGGATATCCCTGTCGATAACTGCCTGCTTCATGGCTCGGGTGCTGTCGGCCAGGGTGACATGTTTCATGTAGGTGTCGGTATATACCGCGAATGTTTCGGCTCCGGCGATCTGCCTGATACCGTCACGTTTCGCNGCAGCAGGNGACTGGCCTGNCTTCAGCAGCTTTTTGGCGGCAATGAGTTCCTCGCGTGCCTCCGCCAGGCTGATACCGTCACGACCGTACTGGCCGATCACCAGCGTTTCACGGCGGCCGTTTATGCGATAGTCGTAGCGGAACGAGACAGAGCCTGACGTGAGCACGGCGACATACAGCCCGTCACGGTCGGAAACCTTGTACAGTTTTTCCTGCGGCTTCAGGTTTTTTAGTTTGGTATCGGTAAGCACAATTCACCCGTAATGCATCCATGTTTTTGTCGGTANGAGAGTATACCTTTCGGGTAATACCGTCACCTGTACCGTCGAAAAATGTGGTGTAGAGTGAATAGATATGAGTAGCTATAAACAAAAACCCTCTGCAATTACAGAGGGTTAGAGGTGAAATTGAATAGATATGATGTGCTATGAACTAGCTATACATCATTCCCACTCGATCGTAGCCGGTGGCTTACCGCTGATGTCATAAACGACACGGGAAATGCCGTTAACTTCGTTGATGATGCGGTTGGACACACGTCCCAGGAAGTCGTACGGCAGGTG